GTGTGTTTTCACACAGTCTGCTTGAGGTGCCGTTTTTTTTGGGCCAACAGGCTGATCAGTCGTGCAGGGTTTCGGCTGCGTACAGCGTGTTTTCCAGCAGGCAGGCACGGGTCATCGGGCCAACGCCGCCCGGGACCGGAGTAATCCAGCCGGCCCGGGGCAGGGCGGTCTCGTAAACCACGTCGCCGACCAGCTTGCCATCGTCCTGGCGGTTGATGCCGACGTCGATCACGATAGCGCCGGGCTTTATCCATTCGCCCTTGACCAGGCCGGGCTTGCCAGCGGCAACCACCACCAGATCGGCGCGGCTCACATGGCCTGCCAGATCCTTGGTGAAGCGGTGGGTGACGGTGACGGTGCAGCCCGCCAGCAGCAATTCCATCGCCATCGGGCGACCGACAATGTTCGACGCGCCCACCACCACGGCATCCAGGCCGTACAGATCGACACCGGTGCTTTCCAGCAGGGCAATGATGCCTTTTGGGGTGCACGGACGCAGCAGCGGAATGCGCTGAGCCAGACGCCCGACGTTATAAGGATGGAAACCGTCCACGTCCTTGTCCGGGCGAATGCGCTCCAGCAGCAGCGACGCGTCCAGGTGAGCAGGCAAAGGCAACTGCAGCAGGATGCCGTCGACAGCCGCGTCTTCATTGAGGCGGTCGATCAGATTAGTCAGCGCCACCTGAGTGGTCTCGGCGGGCAAGTCGTAGGCCTGGGAGATAAAGCCGACTTCCTCGCAGTCCTTGCGCTTGTGAGAAACGTACACCTGGGAGGCGGGATCGCTGCCAACCAGAATCACCGCGAGGCCCGGCGTGCGCAGACCTTGCTGGCTACGTTCAGCGACGCGTTTGGCGATCTGCTGGCGCAGGCTGGCGGCGATCGCCTTGCCGTCGATTAGTTTTGCAGTCATGACGCGTGATTAACCATCGAGAGGAAATAAAATGAGCGCGCATTCTCGCATGACATGGCGCGAGGGCAAAGGCGCTTGCTCTGCATATTCAGCTAACTCCTTTATCTAGCTGAATTTTTTTCAAAAAAAGGTTGACGACCCCGGGGGCCGTCTATAAGATTCTTCGCACTTGCCGGGCAGAGCCCAGCACTGGTTAAGCTAGCACTGGTTGATTAGGTCAGGCAGAGTTGCAAATCAGCTCGGTGTGATTGAAAGCCCTTTAGTTTGTTATCGCAAGAATACAAATTATATAAGTGCCCGTAGCTCAGCTGGATAGAGCATCCGCCTTCTAAGCGGATGGTCGCAGGTTCGAGTCCTGCCGGGTGCGCCATTAAAGGCAGCTTTGGCACAGCAAGTAAGATACACCGTCACATGCAATATGGTGGGCGTAGCTCAGTTGGTAGAGCACAGGATTGTGACTCCTGCGGTCGTGGGTTCGAACCCCATCGTCCACCCCATATTAAGAAGGGCGCCAGATTCATAGTCTGGCGCCTTTGCTTTAAAAGTCTGAAATGCGGATGTGGTGGAATTGGTAGACACACTGGATTTAGGTTCCAGCGCCGCAAGGTGTGAGAGTTCGAGTCTCTCCGTCCGCACCATTATATAAATCAATGCTTTACGAGCTTCAGACAGGGTTCTCCTTGACCCGCTGGAGTTTCAGTGTAGCGAGATTGTGACAAGGGCATATCCAGTATGCCGACCGCATCCCTCACCCTTGCCGGTGACAAATGCGCGTACTTCTCCGTCATTTGCGTCGTTGAATGACCCAGCAAATCCCTGATTTCCATCAACGGCACTCCAGCCGTCGCCAGCCAAGCCGCGCATGTGTGTCTCAGGTCGTGAATCACGAAGTCCTTGATGCCTGCTCGCTCACAAGCCCCGTTGAACCCCTCTGACAAATCCAGCACCTTGTCGCCATTCTTGCGAATGAACACCCAGGGTGATGCAGGGTTGTGCTCAGCCCGGAATGCCATCCGGCCTTTGAGCGCAGCCATTGCCCCTTCATTCAGTGGAATACTCCGGCGCTTGCCTGCCTTGGTGTTGGCACCCTCCAGATAGATCAGTCGGTTGGCCATATCTACCCGACGCCACTCCAGACCCACCAACTCGTTTTTCCTACAGCCAGTGTTCACGGCCAGCCGGATAAACGCTTCCAGCATATCCCCGCCACGTTGACGTCGTGCTTCCCGGCACAATGACTCAACCTCGGCGCGTGTCAGCCAGCGCACCCGACTTTCGGCTTCGCGCAATGTCCGACCCTTTACCGGGTTGGGCAGCTTCCATTCCAACTCGACCGCACACCAGTTGATCGCTGCCGACAGGGCTGCCAGTTCGCGATTGACGGTTGCCGCCGACTTGCCCGCCTTCATCCTCAGCGATGAGTATTCGCGGATATCCTTCCCCGCCAAATCATTCATGACCCGCCCGCCGAAGTGTTCCAGCAGCGCTTTCACCCGGTACTGCGTGGTCGCGAAACTGCGCTGCGTCTGCCGGGCGTGGTCCAGGTATTCGATCATCACCTCTTCGAACATCCTCGGCGGATCAACGCCCAGCTCTTTCTGGCGCCATGCTGCGCCCCGGTGCTCCTGCTCTATGGCCTTGGCTGCTGCGTAGTCCTCGGTGCCAGCAGAGCGTCTAATGTACGTGCCATCTGCTGCGGTGAAACTGATCCACCACGTTTTTCCTCTTTTATATGGCATACCCTCTCCTGAGATACGCCGCCCGCGTCGGGGAGGGTATCAGGGATGCTGGCCTCTATCATCTGGACCAGCTTTTCATAGTGGACGCGCAGAGGCCCGAGGCCCCGTACGCATGGAAGCTTCCCGGCTTTGGCCAGGGCGTAAGCAGTTGTGCGGCCGATGCTCAGCATCTCGGCCGCCTTTGAGATTGAGATCAGGCGCATTTACTGCTCCGGGCCGCGCTGGGCGGCCAAGGTAGGGGTGGGGCTTAAACAGTCAGCTCGTGGCCGAACGGCACGCGGAAACCAGAGGCGTTTCTATGACCGCCTCCGCCGTATTGGCTGGCAATTTCCGAAACATCCATGCCGTCGTCTGTGCTGCGCAGACTGAACACGCGCCCGGTTGGGGTATCCCAATAGCAGGCGGCGAAAGGTTCGCCTTTAGCCATGAGGTGGCCGGCATCGTTGGTCAAGGTGTACGGCAGGTTGGCGACTGGCACGTCATACCCGCCGATCACCAAGCGCCGCTTGGTCACGCTCACCAGCTCTGCAATATCCTTGTGATGCTTGCGCTCGATCGCAGCTCCATCGGATCGGAGCGACTCGACATCGGTCTCCATCAGCTTGTCCCAGATTTCGAAGTCGTACGGGTAGCTGAACAGGTTTGCTTGGATTTCGCGGGTGCCTTCAAGCTTGAACAGCCACAGATCCCGATCCTCAATGTGTCGGAGCAGGCGGGGCGGTTCTTGGTCAGGGAAGTAGTGGTCCCAAGCGAGCATCGCGCCGCTGCGGTTCATATCGAAACAGCAGGCGATCGCTGGGCCGTTCTGGGAGTGAGACATATCGTGCGCCGTTTTCCATCCCAGCAACGGTGATCCGTCGTCGTGCCGGGTGTCTTCTTCGATGCCCGCGTGAAACGGTTCAAAGCGGGCGAGATCTTCAGCTGCACTTTTGTGGTGGTCGAGCACGATGATGCTGTTCGCTTTGCGCGCGAGCTCCGACAACACGTCGTATTTGTAGCTGAAGTCCACCAGGATCACGTTCTTTCCAGTGACGTCTGGCGGCTCCTGGCCATACACGCCGGCCACAAACTCTACATCAGAGCCAAGTGCTTTACGGACAACCCAAGCAGCACCAAAGCCGTCAGCGCAGTTGCCGTGATAGATGCACATCGATTTACGTTGAGTCTGAGGCATGGTAAATCCTCGCCCGCCGATCACCGGCAGGCTCTGTAGGGAAGGGGTTACGCCAGTAGATCTGGCGGTGGGCGCTTGGCCCGGCGAAGCGGGAGGTTGTGTTTCGGGAAGAAATTGCGGCGGGCATCAAGCCAGGATTTGTACGGGTGGCCGCTTCTGGAGCTGAACGGGTAGGACTCGTCCACGGCCTTGCTGATCGAAGCGTCGTCCATTCCCTCGGCTTTGCACCGGAGGTATGTCACGTGCATCCTCTGCCAGCACTCCGTGTACCAGCTCACGGCGTAACCCGCTTGAACTCAACGCCCGGTGCCAAGTAGCTCCGGTTGTAGATGATGGATTCGATGGTAGAGACGCTTACGCTAAACTCTGCCGCAAGATCCTTCACGCGCGCACCCGCTCTTCGTTTTGTTCGAATCGCCACCGCCTGGCCGCCGGTCAATTTTGAGTTGTGGTGATTGCTTCCGCCGAGATAGGTGCCGTGCCGTTTCCGATCATCTGAATTTTCAGCATCAGTGCCGTATTTCAGGTTTCCCGGGGCGTTGTCCGAAGGAATGCCGTTCAAGTGGCGGACCACCAAGCCATCGGGGCGAGCACCGTGATAAGCATCCGCTACCAGCTGATGAACGCCGACAGGCCGCGACTTTCCGTTCGGCAGCATGATCGACACTGTCTTGTAGCCCTTTATGGTTGTTTGCTGCGAAAGCTCATACAGGTAGTCGGGATCAATTTTGGAAACCGATCCGCGCTGAGTCCCTATCCCACGTCGGCGGTGAGAAAACACTCGACCGTCATCCGTTGCTGAGTATCCAGGGAATGAAGGGCATGGTTTCATTGTTCGACCCTCCGGAAGGTAATTGCCCAGACCCACGGGTTGGCATTCCATGCCTGAGGGCCGTTGATGGAGTTCCACAAATCGCGGAATGCTTCTTTGGCAGTCGGCCATGGCGTAACGAGGTTTCCAGGGCCTTCTCGACTTACCCAAGTATCGCTTCCGTCGCGCATCAGGCGGACGCCCTCGGCCTTGGCCTGTTCTTCGATGATGTCCTGCAGCCGTTCAACCCGTACATCGGTGATCTCCAGTAGGATGCGGCTGACCCATCGCGGCATGTGAATGGATGGCCGAGTTTTCCCTGGGGAGATCATCGAGCATCCAGTCTGCCTTGACGCGCCATCTGCCGGGTACTGGATCGGCTCGCCCTGGCCCAGCTCTCGGGGAGGAACGGAATCGACCTGAGCGTCAGCCTGCCAAGCCTCTCGCACCCAAAGCCTGTCGCCGGGCTTGCCATACGGGCACAAGTCGGCATTGCCAGGCAGTGCCAGAAAGGCAGGCTCGAAACCGGCAGCCAGACAATCCAGCGCGGCCGGCTTTTTCACCTCGCGCCGTGTGACCGTCTTCCGGCCTTCCAGGATGGCGCGCACCATCGGCGCGCTGAACAGGATCGGCCTTTCTGTTACTTCAGGCATGACTTCGTCCTTGCCGCACACGCGGCTGACATTGAATTGATTGAGAGGGGGTGGTTACTGCGGGGTGTTCGGGCGCACCGGGCAAAAGTACGGCGCTGTCAAACCCTTGGAGAAGCGCTTTATGAGTTCAAGTATTGGCCTTTCGGCGGTGATATCCGGTTGTTTCGGAACCGCCTGTGCCGCTGCCCGCCAGCAGATCGGCTTGCTGCTCATGGTCATTCCCCTGTGTATTCACGCCAAGCGACCTTCACGCCGTTGACCAGAAAACCCCAGTCGCCTTTCCAGCGGCTGGTGATGAAGAGCGTGTACACGCCGCCGGGCGAAACTTCGTCGATGCGGTGGTATTCGCCGTGCTTGAGTTGGGCCGTGTCGCCAGCTTGTCGAGTGCGTATCGCCAACCGATGAATTTCATAGCCCGGTACCCAGCGCAAATTAGCATCCCTCTTCAGCAGGTCTGCCGTTTCGCATGACTCCAGCCTTTCCTCGGTGTACGAGCCGCGCAGGATCACTGTTCGCGCATCCCAAGGATGGTCGTGCAGGTCCCGGTCGGCGTCGGGCCGCATGATGTGGTGCACGCGGATCGACCAAGGTATCCAGCGGATGCGCGCCAGGTGCGTTTCCCGGTCGTAGGCGTTGAACAGCCACCAGCGCCCCATGTACACCTCTTGGCCATCAGCCGAGCGGATATGCAGGTATGGAGTGCGGGCGGCGCGGGCGATTACCCAGGCAGCGATTGCCGGGCGTGCGAGTACCTTGGCGAGCATTCGCCAGAAGAGATTGATCATAAAAATGCTCCGGCCAGGCATCTGCCTGATGAGGCCTTCAGGATGGAAGGGTTATGCGGTCGCTGACAGGGCAGGGGCATGCTCTGCGCCGCTGGCCAGACCTGCATGCAGATCAACCTTCCGGCCGGCAAGCATTCCAGCGATTTGAGCATCCAGATCGAGCTCGCTTTCACGCGCTTTCCTGGCTTTGCCGATCTTCTGGTCAGCGAGATAAGCCTGAATGAGAGTTTGATGCTGGGTTTCCACTGCGACTACGCCTTGTCCGGCTGCTGGAGGCAGGGCTGCATCTTCCTCACCACGAGGGACCAGCTCTTGCAACTTGCTGTGCACCTGCTCGACCCAAGCGATTGCGAAATGATCGCCCGCGGTGGGCGCTGAATAACTGCTGCGGTAAAGCCCGGATCGCACGCCAGCGACATACTCATTCCGGGCCAGCGTGAGCCTGGCCAGTAGCGTTTCGTATGCGTACAGCGCGATATGCTGCGCCGGACTCACGCCTACGAAAGTCGCGCGCTCCACCCGCCGACTCTTGATGTTGCACCAGTGCTTGTAACGCAACGATTTGACGTTGAAGACGCTGGCCACGACGGCGCTTAGGTGCCGATCCCATAGCGGACGGCGCTCAGCGCGCGACATGGACGATTCAACCTCGCCGACATCGCTCAACTTCACATCTGTCTCGGTGAGCTGGTACTCACGCATCAACGCCTGCGCCTGGCGCATCGCCGTCGCGGCTTCGTTTTCATTCGAGCTTTGCGACAAAGCCAGGCAGTGCTTGATCTTGCGGATGGCCCGCTCGAGCTTTTTCGGGTCGATCTGATTTTCAGACATAGTTCATCCTCGCCGGGGTGGCGTGAGTCGTTGAAGTTGGGTTAGGGCGCATTCGTACTGCTGTATCCAATGCCCAAAGAAAAGCATTGGCTGAATCGGTCTACCGAGGAGACGCTGGGGCGAACCCTTGAAATTCCAGCTTTTTGAATAGAAGAAACATACCGTTACAAGATCCTTTAGTGTCTAAACCCCTCGTTTGCGGGGTTAGCGCCTGAACCCGACGAACGGCGGTAGTGGTGAATGGCTTGCTTGACGACACAGGGGAACATGACCTGGAGTTCTCGATATGATGCTGCGCAAACTTAACCTTGCCCCCCGATCCGCTATCTGCTTCGGACTGTTCTGTCTGATGATCCTCGCATTAGGACTTATTGCACTCAGGCAGGCATCAAGCTTGAATGCTTCCGAAAAATTCGTCGAAACGAACGTGGTACCAAGCATTTCGCTCGTGGGATTAATGGACCGTGAGTTCGTGAGTATCAGAGGTAGCAACTCCAGACTGCGCAATCCTATTGAACCTACTGATCGCAAAGTCGCTGCATTGGAGGACGTGAAAAGATCAAAACAGGCAGTACAGGATTTAATTTCGAAACTGCAACCATTTATAGTGACCCCAAAGGGCAAGCAACTTTTCGGAGAACTATCCCAAGCTTATTCTGAATATCAAATCCTTCAAGACCAATATTTGGCCCTGATTGCTGCATCAAATATTGACGAAGCCGTTAAGCTATCCAGCGGGGCAATGAAGCAGTCTGCTGATACCGTAGAACACTTAATGAAGAGCCTGATTGAGCTGAACAACGCTAAAGCGAAAAAGGCCGGCGATGAAGCTACTGATATTTATGAGGATACGAAGCTGATTGTTGGAGGTTTCATCGCAGCGAGCACGCTCGCAGCAATCGTTCTTGCTCTGATGTACACGCGCAGCATCACGCACCCTATTAGCCAGTCGTTGACCATTGCCGAACGCATTGCCAAAAATGATCTGACCGAGGTCATTGAGCCTCAAGGACATGATGAAGTCGCCCGGCTCATGATGGCTTTGAAGGCAATGCAAGGCGGGCTGCGTACCACGCTTTCCTCCATCTCCGACTCTTCCAATCAGCTCGCTTCAACAGCTGAAGAAATGCATGCGGTCACAGAGGATGCTAATAAAGGCATGCTGCGGCAGAACAATGAAGTCGAGATGGCCGCAACGGCTGTAACCGAAATGAGCGCTGCCGTTGAAGAAGTGGCCAGGAACGCCTCCGCAGCATCCGAGGCTGCCACTCGTTCAAACTCCGCAGCCGTGTCCGGCCGTGCACGCGTAGACCAAACCGTCGAAGCGATCAGCCTCATGGTTGGGAGCGTCGAGGACGCTACCCAGGAAGTGCAAGGGCTCGCTGTAATGGCCACTGACATTAGTAAGGTGCTTGACGTCATCCGTGCAATCGCTGAACAGACCAATCTCCTGGCGCTTAACGCTGCGATTGAAGCTGCTCGAGCCGGTGAGGCCGGCCGTGGGTTCGCAGTGGTAGCCGACGAGGTGAGAGCATTGGCGCACCGCACCCAACAGTCCACCAGCGAGATCGAGCAGATGATCAGCTCGATACAGAAGGGCACCGGAGCAGCTGTATCGGCGATGAGCCATACGAACGCGCAGGCTCAGAAAACGCTCGATACTGCTCAGGGTGCTGGCTCTGCATTGGTCGAAATCACTGAGTCGATCGACAACATCACCGAGCGAAATGTGCTGATTGCTACCGCGTCGGAAGAGCAAGCTCAAGTCGCCAGGGAAGTGGATCGCAGTTTGGTGAGCATCCGCGACCTGTCAAATCAAGCTGCCGATGGGTCGAGTCAGACAGCCATCGCAACATCTGAACTAACCAAGCTCGCTGTCGAACTGAATCGCCTCGTCGGCCAGTTTCGCATGTAGGCTTCATTTCGAATATTTGCCCCGCACGGCGGGGCTTTTTATTGGCAGGAGAATCACGCCGCCGGCGTAAAATCGTGAAACACGTCCATTTGTGCAGCTCCATCCAGCCAAGCCGAGTCGATACGAGCGCGGGCCAGCGCCGCATACTCTGGGTTCAGCTCGCAGATGATCGACCGGCGACCTTCCTGCATCGAAACCAGCGACGTGGTACCGGCACCTCCGAATGGGTCCAGTACCACACCGCCGCGTGGCGCGCCGGCCAGAATGCATGGCCTGATCAGGTCTGGCGGGAAGGTCGCGAAGTGAGCTTCCTTGAAGGCGTGGGTCGCCACGGTCCAGACGCTGCGCTTGTTGCGGGTCGCTGTGTCGTGGGTGCTTTCATCCCGGTCAGGCCGGTGCGTACCTTTTGACTGGCCGGGGATGGCCTGTTCACGTTTCGAGTCCTCACGCTTGAAGCTGTCCCGCCGCATCCGTTCAGCGCCATCCTTGTGAAAGGAGCCGTGGCCACCTTCTCCGGTGGACGTATCCCAGCCGGTCGGCACTGTCACTCGCTGGCGGTTCCGCGAAGCTTTATCTGTTCCGTGACCCCAGCCGACGCCGTTATTCGGTACCGTGTTGCCAGAGCTGGTGCGCTTTCCGCCTTCAGCATTGTCGAAGGTCGAGCCGTTCACGTAGGCCCCGCCGCGGTACCCGTTGGCGTTTCCCTTACCGGTAAGATTGGCGGGCTCTCTGATTGCCTCGCTGTCGTAGTGGTACCGCCGGGACTTGCTGAGCAGGAACAGGTATTCGTGAGCTTTGGTGCATCTGTCGCGCGTCGACTCCGGCATAGGATTTGGCTTATGCCAGATGATGTCCTGCCGCAGATACCAGCCATCATCCTGAAGCGCGAAGGCGAGACGCCAGGGCATGCCCATGAGGTCTTTCGGCTTGTACTCTACATGGGTTGTCGCTTTCGATTTACGCTGGCTTGCCATCACCTGCCGCTGGCTGAGTGTCGAAACACCGACGCCCATGTCGTCCCGACCATGCGCGCCCCAGCTGCCAGCGTAACTGTCGCCCATGTTCACCCAAATGGTGCCGTCTGAACGAAGCACTCGGCGGACTTCTCGGAACACATCGACAAGCCGGGCAATGAACTCGGCTGGCGTCTCTTCCAAGCCGATCTGGCCTTCGACGCCATAATCACGCAGGCCGTAGTAGGGCGGGCTGGTCACGCACGTATGCACGCTTTCATCTGGCAGCGTGCGCATCATGTCGATGCAGTCGCCTACCAGTATCTGGTGGAGCTGGCTCATATCGAATTCCAGGCATGCGCCGCCCTCCGATATCGGATGGTGGCAAATTGGTTTGGGATGCGGTATTACGGGTGACCGGCATGGAGCCGGATTAAAGGAGCGCTGGATGAGCACAGAACAAGTCTTTGCTTTCGCAAAACGGATGACTGATTCGATCATCTGCTTGCGAGATGGAGGTCATCATTTGCAGGCCGCGATGCTGACTTATGTTGCAATTGAGCAAATGGCGTGGCTTTCTGTAGAGCCTTTGAGGTCTGGACCGTCTGACTTTCAGCACTGGGTAAGCTCCTACATGCTGCCAAATTGTGTACTGCCATGTACGGCTCGTGAAATATGGGAGGCTAGAAATGGCCTACTACATATGGGGACTGCAGAATCTTCTGCGAACCGGGATAGCAATGAAATCAGGTTGGTCTGCTATGTATACGGGAGCACTCCGAAGCTGGCCAGTAACACGGAAGGAGTTGTTTTCTTGAGGGTAGAAGATCTCGTCACAAGCTATCTAACCGGCGTGCTTTGGTTCCTCACTCATCTGGACAGTAACACTAGCGATCTACAAGTCGCTGAAGACAAGATCGCTAGGATGCTTACGCAGCGGCCATTAAACGCTAAGGTTTCATGATCAAACGACAGTACTTCTCGCTTATATGGCAGCTCCAAATCCCGCGCCACAACCGGATACACTGTGAGTTGTGGCGCGTCCCTACCGTCAGGCGGAGAAACTACCAAGAGCCAGTTGCGCGGCTTCACCTACCTGAGCTTCAAGCACCGATTTGAACTCCTGCGCAATCTCTTCGCGCTGCACGTCCTCGCCGACCCAACGCAGTTTCAGCACCGGCTGTGCGCCGCTGGTGATGACCGAGATTCGAAGGATGATTTCGCGCAGTTGCAGGCCTTCGAACGGTACCGCTGAGAAGATCAGCGAGGTGGGCAGTGTTTCTTTGCTGGTCGCCTCGATGTCATCCATTGCGCTGCGGCTGGCGCGGGTTTCGCTGACCGTGTGATTGCTTTCGGACGTGGCCTTCACCGAGATGGTGCGCACGGCGGCGATGGCCTTCACCAAGCTGATGTCCTGATTAGCTTCGCCGACCGCCGACAAAGTGCTGTGCCAGTCTTCAATCCAGTCGCTCATATCCTTTTGAGACATAGCGCGCCCGCTGATGGCCTGCACGGCCTGGTAGGCGGCGGTAGGCTTCAGTTTCAGCACCGCGCGGTCATCTGCGTGTCCTGGCACCTCCTCGTTGCCCAGGTTGAACAGCACCGAACACGTCATTTCATCCTGATTGATGAAGCCTTTCGCGTCGACGACTGCGCGGTCAGACACGTATTTGGCGAAGTCGGCCAGGGAGTTGGTGGAGAACGTGCCACGGAAGCGGCTACGGCCCACGGCGTACTGCTCCAGGTTTACGATCTTCGCACCTTCCGGCAGCACGACAGTGGGGGTGTAGGTGCCCAGCTCTTTACCTTCTGCGATCAGCGCGTTGTCGGTGATCAGCTGAATTGCTTCTTTCGTGAGGGACATATTCAAGTCTCAATGGTTGGGGTGAGTGTTAGTCGCGGCGTGGGATGGGGGCATCGTCACGCGTGAACAGCTGGTCGTGCTTCTCCGCGAACAGCGTGACGTTGCCGCCCGATCCCACGTGCATTGGCGTGTCCAGGCTGGTGTTCTCGCTGCGGGTGCCGCGTTTGGTCGGCACCTTGTAGTCGAGCTTGTGCTTGATCTTCACCTGGTGCGATTCGCCGATCTGCGAGAAGTCCAGGGTAATGACCAGCTTCCCGGCCTTGCCGTGGTCAACTACCCCAGCGGCGACTTCGGAAAGGGCGTGACCGATCTGGCTGGCAAACGCGCCGCCGTTCAATTCGTTGAGAAATTCGGCGGTGTCTGTCGGTTTGGACATGGGCGTTGCTCCGTGGGCGTTTTTCCGCTGGGCGGGATGTTGAGTTGAAGAGGGCGCCGGCGCTGGTTCGGCCGGGATAGAAGGCGTCTCACTTGCGATAAATCCTTGCTGCCGGGTAATCGATGTTGAAGTCAGCGATCAGCCGCTCCATCAGCGTGCTGCTGATGCCGATCAGGTTCTTGGCAGCATTGCGGGACAGGCCACGGTCGCGCGCCTCCTTGATGCGCAGCACGTTCATGGCGTCGGCGATTGGGTCGATGCGGTCTGTCTTCGCGTTGTTCACGCCTAGGGGCGGCTGATACCGCTGAAACTCGAACCCACCCTCGGCCGAATATCGCTTGAGCATGTGCTTGCTCAGGCCGCTTTCCCGGCCTGCTGCCGAAAGGGTCATCGTCTTGGCCAGCTCGCGCACCTGCTCGAGCTGTATGGCCTCGGCGGCTGCACGATCTTGCGCTGGCGTGGGCTTGGGCGCAGCGGCTTGAATGGCTGCGCGGGTTCGGCGGTGGGGCGCTGGCGCTACGGCTGGTCCCATCCGGCCATATGGCCTGGGCTTGTACGCAAAACCCTGCACCGTGCCGATCTCGCCGCCGCGCTTCAAGAATTCGGCCACCTCGGCCTCCAGCACCGCAGAGCGTTCCTTGTTCCGCTGAATCATGCTCAGCTCTGGACTGATCATCAGCTGACACCGTAGAGCGCGAACAGCGCAATGCCGGTGGCGAACGCAGCGGTCCAGCGCAGCATGTGGGAAGCGAACGAGCGCTTGCGCACCGGCTTTGCTTCCAATTGCTCGGCTGCCTTGCACGCAGCGCTGTGGCCACGGTGCACGCCGCGTACGACGCCGGTCGAGCGCTCGACGACGCCGAACTCATTGTTGCCGTTCGGCACGACCGTGAAGCGCGGCAGGGTGGCGGGGTTGAAGCGGCCGACCTTGTCGTAGAACTCCGCAGTTGAGAGCGTGCAGCGCTGGCGTAGGCCTTCGAGGATTGCACGACGCTGGCTGATTGTCTGATGCATAGAAGTCTCCATGACCGCATTGGCCAGATGCCAGGCGCGGGTGACCAAACCCAGCCGTGAGACTGGCCTGGCACCTGCCGATGCGGTCGTATTGATTTAGGGGGGGGGATGCCGGTCTTTCCCGGCTGTCACGGCGCTTGTGCCAGATCAAGGTAGCTCGCCAATACCAGGTTGGCGCTGACCCTGCGCAATGCGGGTTGAGCTATTCGCCGGTTGCTGCAGATGGCCGGTGCTGGTCTCCGGCTTGGGTTGGTTACTTGTAGCGCACCCTTTCGGGACACTCCCTCACGGTTTAGCGCATCAGCCTGCGCATTCATCTGCTTTGCTGCGTTGATGCAGGGGGCCGCTTTCGCGGTGTGTACTCATCCGCATCGGGGTGTGATCTATCCGGAGGTGTGGTCTCTTCAACAGCCCACCGTTCAACTCGCAACGCTGCAAAAGCTCACCACCAGGGGCTGCTTGATCGCTGGCTTCATCCTCGTCCTGCTGTGGACTTCAAGACAGATCATACTCCGATGCGGCCTGGCGATGGGGTGCTAGGGTATCGGGCAGTTTTCGTCAGGCTGACGCTGGCGCTGGTTGTTCAGACGGCGCGCTCCAGTGCGCAGCATTGCTCGTAATGATCCAACGCGATCGGCATGTGGTAGCTATCCAGAGGCCACTTACTAACCTTGCAACCCTGGCCAGCAGGGCAATAAAACACAAACAGCTCATTCGCCTCTTTGTCCATCTGCATGCTTACCTTGGCGCCGCTTTTGAAGTCGTCTTCGATGATGATCATCTCGTATTGCTCCGGATAGATTTGGTGTGGTCAGCAGATCGCCGCAGCGGGCCGCAACTTCTCGGCACCCTTACGGCTCATCTTCAGTTCGTATCCGCCCCGGCGTGGCTCGGGGATCTTGCGGTCTCGCCTCATGGCGTCGTCATCGAGGACTGAATGCAGAGCTATCAACGACGCAAACATGAAACACAGCGGGGAAATGATCTGGCGGCGCATGGCCTCCGCGATCATCGCCGTCTGCCGACTCACGCCCAGCTTGAACATGGCCACGGACAGGCGTTTCACGACGGTGCCCGGCGCGATGCCGAACGTCCGTGCGATTTCCTTTGCCGTGCAGCCCTGGGCGACTGAAAGTAGAAACTGCAACTCTCGCGGCGCAAGTCCACGGCCGAGGTGGCCTTTCCATGCCCCGTTAACGATGGTGGTATCCATTCTGTTCACTCGGTGGTTGTCATCCCGCTGCGCACTCACTGAATGCGCAGAAGGATTGATCACGCCGACTGCCTTGTTTCCTCGTGCTTCGATACCTTTTCGTGTCGCTCTTGCATCATCTTCAGCACCTTTTCCCGCTTTTCCCGTCCATCGATCGCTGCAAAGACCTCGATCGCTATGCCAGCGATTGACCCTTCAACTTCGGAGATCATGCTCGGCATCCAGATTTTTACTTTTGCGTAATCAGTGCGAGTGCTTCTGGCCATTTCTTGCCCCTGCTGGTTGTCATCCCAAAGCACCCGGCAAGCCAGGTGCTTCAGTGATGCTTTCCAAAAGTCGTTCCGTTCTCTGTAAAGAGCTCTGTCCAGTCGGTCCCGCTTTCCGGGGCTGGGAGATCATTTCGCTGATCCCGTGCTATCTGGCGGCTTCACCAGTCATTTCCATAACATAAGTTATGAGACAGATCATAACTCAGGTTTTACCTGTGTCAATAACCTTGGTTATATTTTTTTCATGAGTGGCGCGCGACTGTTTTCCGGAGTACGGATGTACTCTTTTAAACTGCGGGCAGAAAAAAACCCGCTTTCAGCGGGCTTCAGGGGGCGGTTAGCGGATCAGGGGAGAACGCTCATGGTACGAACTGCCACGCCGATTATTTTGCAGTCTTCGTCTAATTTAATCATGGGATAGGAATTGTTCAGCGGTTTCAAGAAACGTACTCCACCGTCTTCAACAAGCTTTTTAAAGGTAGCTTCGTTGCTCCCTGACAGCTTGGCCACAACCAGTTTGCCAGGCTTAACGTCGGCGTCTGTGTCCACGAGGATAAACTGGCCCTCCGGAACACTAATACCGCCCGAAGCGGTCATCGAGTCGCCTTTCACCTCAAGCCAGAACGCTGGGCCTTTCGCCTGATAATCGGAGAGTTGGTAGGAGTCAGGCGCCCCCACTGGGTAGGGCTCGGTCGCCTCAACCCATGCGCCTGCTGATACCCAGCTGATGACCGGGTACCGGTAATAACGCTCGGGCTGACGAGCATTCCCGACGTTGCTTCCTTCATTCGGAATCGGACTCGGCTTACCACTGGTCAGCCACTCGGCGGAGACTCCCAGCGCTCTTGCCAGCTCGACCATTTTTTTGGACGTGAGATTACGCCCGCTTTCCAGGTGCTGGATTGTTACCTGGCTAACGCCTGCTTTCTCCGCCAGCTGATGCTGGCTGAGTCCCAGCGCTGTGCGCTTGGCGAAAACACGGCTGGCGAGTGTATCGGTTCGGTCATTCATGGGCTGAAGGGTAAAACAAGCGTTATTGCCCATCAAATAACATGTGTTTTCTTGCTCAATAACTTGAGTTATCATTTTCGGCACGACTCACTGAGGCACGCAGACATGCCCGCAAAAGAAAGACCTGTTGAAACGGTAGTCCGCCTCGCTGGCGGTCAGGCGAAGCTCGCTCGCCTGTGCAGCACGAGTCAGCCTCGAATCTGGCAATGCATTAACCGCAATCAGAAGGTGCCTGCCGATCTGGTTATCCCATTCGAGAAGGCTGTCGACGGCAGGGTGACGAGACATGAGCTTCGACCGGATCTGTACCCGGTCGAAGAACAATCCACAGCTCAAGCGTCCGCCTGACACGAATTATCAGCTCAGGCGGGAAGGGTGGGTAGTACAGCGGATTAGCTGTTGATTCATCCAGTGCCAAATTTCAGGCAAAAAAAAGCCGGTGGCTAGACCGGCTTCTTCACAACTACGCGAGACAGATTATGCACACCAGACCTGAGCAAGGCAACACAGGCAAAACGATTGGAGTAGGACTGTGAGCGTTCAAGCAATGTCGTGGGCGCTACAGATCCCACGCGCGACTCTTTCAGATTCAAGCGCTCGCCACGTCCTTCTGTGCCTGGCCAACTATGCCGGTACTGACGGCCGTGGGGCGTTCCCATCTGCCACCACACTGAGCGATGACACTGGCCTTTCCGAGCGCACGGTGCGCTCAAAGCTTGAGCTGCTGCGCGCCGCTGAACTGATCGTTCCGGGCAATCAGGCGCTGGCCGCCGTGTACATCGAGCGCCATGATCGCCGCCCAGTTGTGTATGACCTTCCGATCAGGCGGGGTGCAAATATTGCACCCCGTACAGAACGGGGTGCAGATGACAGCACGGGGTGCAATTCACAGCAGAACGGGGTGCAGAATTCAGCAGAACGGGGTGCGAAATCTGCACCCAATACGTCATATAACCATCAATTAACCGAACAGCAGCAGCCGCGCGAGATTTCGGACGTGATCGATGATCAGGACAAGCAGGCCCTGGAATCGAACGATGATCGTCAGCGCTTCGCGATGTTCGCTGAGTGGGCACCGGATACCCGTTACCTGATCGCCCAGGCTCAGATCGCAGGCGTCAAGCCCACCGACATTCCCGACGCGATGATCCGCAGTTTCATCGGCTGGTTCGTTGCCAAGCAGAACACCGTGGATACGCCCGCCGGGTGGTGCAACCGGCTGGTGGGCTGGTACGTGAAAGAGCGGGCCAAGGGTAACGTGCAGCAGTCGGAAGGTGACGAGACCAGCGGCGACTGGACTTCAAAGGGGGTGATCCTATGAGCGGTCCTGTTCGCGCTGGATATCTCGTTGAGAACCGCAAAACGGACCTGGCCTACAGCGCAGTGCCCGCCGCTGCGGTCGAGATTGACCCAGCTACCCGCCAAGTGATCGACGAACTGTTTCTGAGGCTGCGGGGCGCTTGCGGAGCATGGCGGCAGTCCTGGCCGACCGAAGAGGTGATGAACGCCTCGAAGCTGGAGTGGCTGGCAGAGTTCATGCGCTCCGGTATCAACTCAATGGACCAACTGCGCCACGGCATGCGCATGGTCAGCGCCAGCAAGTCTGCCTTCGTGCCGTCGCCGGGTGTGTTCGTGAGCTGGTGCTTTGCCCCCGAGGGTCTTGGATTGCCGAGCATTGAGGTCGCCTACGCGCAAGCGCTGCGCAACTCGCACCCAGGGCTGCAAGGTCGCGGCAAATGGTTTCACCCTGCGATCTACCACGCCACGGCGGCTGCCGGTTTCATGAGCCTGCAAACCCTGCCGCGTGATCTGGGTATGGCCCGGTTCGAGCAGAAGTATCTCGATCAGTGCCGGAAAATCTGGAGAGGCGAAGAGCTGCCTCCGGTGCCAGTCGCCCAGCTCGCTGCACCACGCAAAATCACTCCGGAAGTCGGCAACAAGGCCTTGGCCGAACTCCGCGCCAAGCGCAATGGGGCCTCAAGATGAGCAAACTCACCAAGGCCGCGCGTGATCGCGACTGCCAGATCCGTTACCCCGGTTGCTCCAGCGAGCCCTCGACCACAGTGCTGGCGCATTACCGTCTTGCTGGCACCTGCGGAATGGGGCTGAAGCCGAACGACCTGCAGGCGGCTTGGGCCTGCGCCTACTGCCACGACATTGCTGATGGGCGCCTTCGTGCACCTGCGGTGCTGAGCCGTGAAGAAATCCGTCTGTTCCATGCCGAAGGCGTCATGCGCACGCAAGACGCGCTGATCCGCGAAGGGAAGGTGTCACCATGAAACCGGCAGAAATGATGGTCTTCAAGCCAAAGCGCACCCGCGCCAAATCCGTCGACCGCGAGGGCCTGGAGCAGGCCGCGCTGCTTCGCGAACTCAAACTGCGTATGCCGCTGGTGGCGGCGCTGATCTACCACGTTCCCAACGGTGGACACCGGCACAAGCTGGTCGCGATCAAGCTGAAAGAGCAGGGCGTGCGCTCCGGTGTGCCCGATCTGGTGCTGCCGATGGCGCGGGGCGGTTACTTTGGCCTGTACATCGAGTTCAAGGCCACGCCGCCCAATGACGCGGCCGTCTCGGGCAGCCAGTACGAGTGGATACGTCAGCTAAACGCCCAAGGCTATCTTGCGATCGTCTGCCGTGGACACTTCGACGCGATGGAGCAAATCCGCGCATATCTCCGACTTCCTCAGACAACGGTGGCGGTATGAACCATCAATTCAAGTCGGGCGATCTGGCGATCATCGTTGGTGCCAACTCGCTGACCCAAAACATCGGCAAGCAGTGCGAACTGCGCGAGTTCGTTACCAGCGGTGACTTTTACGTGGCCCCGAACGGCGAGGTTTATCGCCATGACGACGTACCGTGCTGGACGCTGGTGGGTGACGGATTGGTTGCGGTGGTTGAGGGCGAGGTTGTGGACCTTGGATTCGGCATTCACGAGCCGCGACACCTGATGCCCCTGCAAGACGAATTCGCTCCAGAGCAGCAAAAAAGTAAGAAGGCGGAGCCAGTATGACGGCCGCCGTCCGAATCACTGACGCTGAAATCAAGCGGCAGGCCGCAGGCACTGAGCGGGACCTGCGCGACGTGGAGAACCGTGGCCTGTACCTGCGCTTTACGCGGGACCGCGCCCGGGCGTCGTGGTATCTGGTCAGTAAGGGCAAATGGAACCTGGTTGGCAACTTTCCAGATCTGTCGGCCAAGCAGGTCGTTGCGGCACTGCCGGCCATTCGGTTGCGGCTCGATGCTGGCGCCGGTTCGAACCTTTCGAAGTGGGTCACGACGGGCGAGCTGCTGGACTGGTACGCCGACCGCATGTCACGCGACCGCAGCCTGTCCGAGAAGCGCAAGAAAACTGGCGCGTCACTGATCAAATGCCACCTGAAGCCACGCCTCGGCGCGCTGCCACTGACCGGTATCGACAAGGCCAGCCTGGACGATCAGTTCATGTGGCCAGCGCAGGAAACCATCGGCATCGACTACGTGCGTTCGGCCTTTCAGTTGCTGGCACTGGCGTTCAGGCAGGCCTTCAAACTCCGGTTGATCGCGGCCAACCCGATGAAGGACATCAAGTTCAGTGACTTCTCGAAGGCCAAGGTCGGGATCAAGCCTTCCCGGCTGCGTGGCACCCAGCTGCAGGACCTGATAGCACGGCTGCTGACCGTTCTGGACACTGACCCGGCTGAAGGCCTGCTGGCCTTGATGATGCTCTGCCACGGCACCCGCATCGGCGAGACGAGGCAAGCGCGCTGGGCACACATCAGCCTGGCCGAACGGGAATGGTTCATTCCAGCCGAGAACACCAAAACGGGCGTCGAGCATCACCTGCCGCTGACTGAGCAGGTGCGCCGGATCCTTATCAGTTACCGCGACATTCAGTGGGCCAGCGGCTACAGCGGGCAGTTCCTGTTTCCGTCCCGCAGCGGCAAGGCGCTCAGCGAGGGCCAGGCCAGCGCCGTGTTTGCAAGGCTGGGGCAGGGCGAGTGGACCAGCCACGACCTGCGCAAGGTGGCTCGCACAGGCTGGGCAGATATCGGGATTGACCACCTGATCGGTGAGCTGCTGATCAACCACGCGATGGGCCACAACGTGAAGGTTTACATCCAGTCGGACGTGATGAGCCGCAAACGTGACGCGCTGGAGAAGTGGCACGCGCATCTAGATTCAAAGGGGCTGAACCAGATTCAAACATTGACCGGCTTTAGATCGGGAGATTTTGGTAATGGGCTACAGGCCACGGAGCAGAAGGGCTCTGACCCTATTCAAGAATCAACCATAGGCGAGGTTTAAAAATGAAGAAAATCGACGAAACCCGAGCCCAGTTCGAGGAGCGCTACCCAGTTCCGAGCGGTGCGCACTGGAATCCGAAGGTTGGCCCTATAGGCGACTACACCTTTTCTTGCAACGCCTGCTGCTCCGGGGATCGACTGGCCCGGTATATCGCTCGCTGGGAAGCCTGGCAGGCCTCCCGCGAAACTCTGCGCGTCACCAACCCGTTCCCTGCCCATATGGGTGACCCGGATGCATTGTGGGCTCGGGAAGTGGCGGATAAGTCGCTGCGCAGCCAAGGCCTGAAGGTGGTCGACTGATGAAAAGGCATGGCCCGGATTTCCGTAGTGCCCAGCTCGACCTGGCCAAGTGCCCGGCATGCCGGGGCCGCGCGGTGATCAAAGGCGTCTTCCACGAGCTGGCCTGCGTGCAGTGCAACGCCTCTGGCTGGGTCGCCGCCGAAACAGGTGAAGCGCTGCCGCTGGAAGTGCTGGTGACGCAGCTGAGCATGCGCCTGCAGGTCGCTGACCGACAGATCGAACAATTGAAGCGCCCGGCCCAGATGACCGGACCTGCCGCCATATACCAACAGAACAACCGCCGCGGCGCCGGTGGATCGAATTACACAGGGGATTGATCAATGGGCATCTATAAAGACGTGATGGGCACCCTGGTACGCGTACTGGCTGCCGACAACATCGACAACAGCACAAAGCAGTCGTGGCAGAAGCTGATCGACGCCGATCTGCGCATGGGCGGCAATGGCAGTTCGATTTCGGTTCGGGACAAGTTCGATTACGACTGCTGTCTGTATGCGCTGCTCCACCGCGAGCTGGAGTCCGGACAATGGGACGTGTTGGTAGCGAAGTACTCCACGCACAAGGCGAACAAGGTCGCGGCGATTGGCCGTCTCGTGAGTCGCACAACGTCGCCAGCACCGCAGTTGTTCGTCTATAAAGCGCTCACGGCATGGGCCATACCCAAGCTGCGCGGCATCCAGACCGGCAAGCGCTCCACAGACATGATCGTGTTGCCTGCTGAGTTCTACGACATGAATTCTTGGGATAAAGAGGGCAAACCGGAGTCAACCCGCCGTCGCTGGAGGACAGGTATTGCCAAGCGCCTGGAATCGCTGGAAGAGGCTGCTGTTATCCGTGCAACCGAGATATTCGACCGCGAACAGATCTTTATAGATGCCGCTTGACGTAGTGGCGGAATGGTCATAAATTAGCCCCATCCTGTCATTTCTACGCGTGTTAGGAATGACCCAAAGCCCAGCCAAGCAGCTGGGCTTTTTTATTTGCAAAGGCTCGCCATATCGGCGGGCTTTTTTCGTTTATAGACCCCGAAAGGGCCAAGACCGGATGCGCACTATGCCCGACAAGCCAGACACCTGGGCCAAGCTCTGGATGGCCCTTTCGAATCCACTATGGCAGGGCGCGATCATGGCCATCATCGTCTCTCTACTGCG